GTCAGTTCAGCGAGCTCCTGCACGATCTGTGACGCAATCACACAACATCACCAACCTTTCAATGAGCGCGATACGGAACACTTCGGAGTCTGGGTCATTTCTTGCCAGACTTTCCCTGTACGCCTGCGTTAGTTCCTGCACGCTTGCTGCCAGAATCGAGTGCTTCAGCATACTCCTTGACTTTCGCTAACTCTGCCGGTGACGCCCCACCAAGTTGTGCCTCCGACCACAACAACCGCAACGCATCAATGTCAGTAATAGTACCGGCTTCTTTCACCCAGTCACGTTTCTTCTGCGCTTGCTCATGCCGCTGCACTTTCGCCATCTCCTCAGCCGAAGGCCGTTTCGCACCAGTGAACTCGCCACCGAGGTCGGCCAGGGCTCTACCGATAGCAGAAGTAGCGCAATTTTCCACCATGCTCACCCTGTTGACCGGACTGGAGTCGATACGCTCCTCCGCGTAATCCGTCGTCACGGGACGCTCGTCTTTCCGATCCAGATACACCTCGGCACGGATAACAACCTGCTCTGCTGCGAAATGCACGAGCTCAGTGTGGAGCCTGCCGTCAGGGTACTTCTTCCAGAACGCATCAATACGCTCCGCCACCGTCGAATACTGTGACAAATCAAACCTAGCCATCATTCCTCCTCAGATAGTCATCGAGTAAACCGTTCACCAAATCGCTCACCGAGATTTTCCTCCGGTTAGCCTCGGCCAGCAGATAGGCGTACTCGTCACTGCCAATCTCCACCGTAATCACCACGTCAGACATACCACAGCCGATCCCACAACTCATCAGCCACCGTCATCAGATTCCGAATCATCTCCTCATCCCTTTCCATCACAATCACCCTCGGTTCAAACCATCCAGGCACGAAAACCCCGTCACGTTCCTCCCGTAGCATCCACGCGAAAAAACACTTCTCAGCACCCGTCACAAACAACTGCCACTGCACCTGCCGACGATACTGCACAGGGATCCGCTCAGGATTCCAGTCCTTCCCTGTGGTCTTGATTTCACTAATCGCCGCATGATCGAGAGTCAGCCCATCCGGTGTGGCCAGATAATGATCCGACACAGCCGATGAGATAAGCCAATCGTTCGGCATCACACCGTAATTGTCTTTCAAGTGCATGGCGATAGGACCCTCCCAGACACGACCAAACGCCATGTACGGGTTATCTTGCTCCACGAAGTCTGACCGGTAATCCTCGACAGCCTGCTCGAACCCTCCAGGGCCGGAGGCTGCACGAGCCACCTGAGTCGCTGTCACGCCTTCACGTCGAGCACTGAGCCAGCGTCCCGTGTTGACGGACTTCGACGCGATGAATCTGCCGACGTCAATCAATGTTGTGCATTTTCTTCCAGCGAGCATTCGCCAACTGATAAGCCTCCTGGACAATCTCCTCAGTGACATCCTGCTTAGCAATCTGCAAGGCCTGATAGTCACGATCCCAAATCGCCCCATTATCGGAGTATGCAGACAACCATTCCTGCATCATCAAATCAGCGAGCTTATGCGCTGCCAAACTTGTCACATTGTCACGATCCATCAGTGTCCTCCTCTAGGATTAGGTTATGGCCGACCACAGACATCAAAGCTACCGGGATTTCGCTGAAGCCATCGAGGACAACGGTGGCGCGCCGTGCCAATCCTCGCCAGATATTTTCTTTCCGGAGGACTTTCCTCACAAGAAAGTCAGGGATTGTGCGATCCAGGCGGCCAAAGCGCTCTGCGCTGACTGTCCCATCCGGTTGCAGTGTTTCGCCTACGCGATAGAAGCCCAAGAACCCTACGGGATATGGGCTGGCACTTTGCCACACGAGCGCTAACCGTCCTCCGGTTCGTTATCGAGTGGCTGATAAGCGTTCAGCTCATTCAGGTGCAGCCGAAGCATCTGAGCCTGAGTGCGCGTCAACGAAAGCGTCCCAGGTTCCTCCAACTGCCACACATCATCCCTCAACCGAACCGTCACATCACGGCCATCCCAATTCACGTCAATCACGACTTCACCACCTCTATATCAATGTTTGACCGCAACCACTTAGCCACAGTCCTCACTGGAACATCGAACATGTCCGCAATATCTGTGCGACTCATCCCCAAATGCTCCAACCGTTTCGCCCTCATCTGACAGCGAGCCTGCAACTGCGAGGCTTGCATAATTGCATACTCGAGCTCGTGAGTGAGCGCCCGTGTTTCCTCCATCGTGAGGACATACAAGCGCTGTTCGTCGTTCTGATCCGACAGCTCACGAATCAGCTCCGGTGTTAGTTCCTTCAGTTCGACCTTCATCAGTTCCCCTTCGCAATATTGACGGAAGCCCAAGCCAACAGCCCAAGCCCAATCAGTGTGGATCCGTTCACGCCGGCCAACGGTCTCACCATCCCAGGCAGCAACGTAAACACTGCGCCTGCACCGAACACTAGCCACCACTTCATGACAGCACCCCCACAAGAACAACAGTGAGCACAAGTGCAACACCTATCAGCGACCAAATAAGTGCACACTGATAGCTGACACGCTTCGGTTGACGCAAATCCCTGCGCCGAACCAACGGCACCTGCAAAGCAACATGCTCCGACGCTGGTTTCGGTGACGGATGACTTCGCTCGTTCGCCCACAACACGAGCGCACGCTTCAACTTCACCTCATCAGTCAAAATCGACCAACGTTCCTCCGCGGTCAACTTGTGCTGGTGTGCTTTATCCCAAGCCACGATCTCCCGCAGCTCATCATCGTGAATCTCCTGGAGCTCTATTTCCAGGTTCTTGTAGTAACCCATGATTGTCCACCTTTCGTCGGGTTGCTCATCACTGTACACCAAAAGTGCAGAAAAGTGTATAATTGTGAGCATGGAAGATTTCAGAACATACGACGAACTGAGCATCGAACAACTCGGTGACCTCAGAGCGTGGCAGTTAGAGCGCCTAGAACGGGTATCACAGGCCCTCAGAGCCCGCGTGAGAGCCGAATACACCCAGGGTGACAACATCAAGGCGTTGGCGAAGAAATTGGGCGTTACACGGGCGACAATCTACGCCTGGTTGTCGGAATAGGAAAGAGCCCCCGCGTGGTGGAATCGCGAGGGCCCTTATCTGCTTAGCCTACTGGCAGGAATCGCACTGAAGCAAATCCATCGGATCCACAGGCACCTGGAATCCGTCGAGGTTCTCCATCAAATCCAGGTCAGCCATTCTTCGGCTCCTTGTCATACGCGAGCACCGAAGTCAGCAACGACATCAGGCCTGCAAGCGCTGACACACTGAACAACTGCACAACATCAATGTCAAGAACACCCACAACACCCGCAGCAGTCAGGGTTGCGATTGCGGTCTGAGCAACAGTCTTGATCGCCCGTTCTCCCGCATACGCCCAATATTTCCTCCATTTATCCATCAGGGTTCCTCCTCTGTAAGTGGTCATCAGCGACAGCGCCACCAATGTACGAACCAAGCACCAGGGTAATCAGTGCAACACCACCCGTGATGAGCTCCGAAGCACCCATTCTATCGCCCCACACTGCGAGAGCACCGAGCACGATCATCACAGCACCAATACCCCAGGAGGCGGCCACATAACGCCTGCGAATCTTCCAGTTAGGATTCGACCTCACGCGGTCATCACCGCAATAATCGGACTCATCACAGCTGCAAGGAAACCAAACCCACCAATCGCCTGCCACATGCGCATCTCAAGTTTGCGAATCCTGATTTCATGGTCCTCGACCTTCGATTCTTGGTCAGGGAGGGAGTTTGCAATTTTCTCCAGCAGTTTCCCCTGCCGTTGCACCTCAGCATAAATATCGCGCATCGAAACCCTTACAGCTCCCGTGTCGTGTTCATCTGTCACTTGACTGCCCTCCTGATTCTGTTGAATCCGCGAGCAAGCGCAGCGGAGGGTTTCCATTTAGGTTCAGGCTTTGCAGGTTTGATTGGCTCAGGCTCAGGTTGGACCTCGATGACGGGCTCAGGGATAGGCTCAGGCTCCACAATCTCCTCAGCCTCCAGAAAAGGCACCGGATCTGTTGTGTCACCAAACCGCCTGGAGTTCCTGACCTCCCAATGCAGATGAGGGCCAGTACTCGCCCCAGTGTTCCCTGAATAAGCGATAACTTCACCACGCTCCACCCTTGTCCCCTTGAGCAGGTGTGACGGTTTCTGCAGGTGATAGTAGACAGTGTGAATGTTGTTGTCGTGTTTGATGATGAGGGTGATTCCACCGCTAGGACCGTTACCCTTATGCACGATCACACCATCAGCCGGTGCTGTCAAAGGTGTCCCCACAGGGAGCGCCACATCCACCCCATGATGAAACTTCCGCCTGCCAGTGATAGGATGCTTGCGCCATCCGTAAGGGCTTCGAGCGTTGATTGTGTACCCTTCAGGCCAGGGCTCTGAAAGTTTCACGATTTACTCCCCTGTTACTTCTACCCAGTCACCGGCTTCTTCATCCCAAGCATAAGCAGCACCAGTTTCAGGGTAAGGAATCGGTGCTTCCCAGAGGCAAGTGTCCTCATTCAACACCCACGATTCAAATGCTTTCGGCGGAATGAACGCATCTCGTTCCTCATCGTAGGTGTAACCGATACCGGCATAGTTGAACCGTAAGGCTTTGGACTGGTCAGCACTCGGTTCTCCCGTTTCCGAGTCATAGTGGACACCGCCGCGAGTGTTGTAAGAAGTCTGCCTGACTGTGTAACCCTCTGGCGCGTAGTAGGTTTCCCAATCGTCGATGCCTTCGACAACATCGTCACGCCCCACGAAAACCTGAACCACAACATTCTCAGAATCTAATTGTGCGTAATGAGCCATCGCTTATCCAATCGTAACCGTATCAGTAGGACCAGCCTGAGTAACGGTGTAAACCCTATTCGCTCCACTTACCACGCTAGTTTGTATCACACCACCAGAAAATGAAACTAACGCCAATGTGGAAACTGTGAAAACAACAATTCCAGATCCACCAGAACCGCCATCTGTTGAAGAACCTCCTGAGGTTCCACCACCAGAACCGCCACCGCCACCCGTGTTCACAGTACCATTACCACCGGTGGCATTGTTTGCTCCACCGGCACCGCCACCACCAGAACCACCAGAACCAGCAGGATTACCACTATAACCACCGCCACCGCCACCACCGGCACGAGTGACACTTGAACCAGTTATTGATGATGCGACACCATTACCACCATTGGCACCGCTGCCTGAACTGGCAATACTGCCGCCCACTTGACTGGCACCACCGCCACCTGGACCACCACCAGAGTTACCTGTTGAGCCCCCACCGGCGTAACCTTGATTAGTTGTGCCAGCGCCACCGCTTGAAGTACCTTTACCGCTACCACCACCACCAGAACCACCACTTCCTCCAGTGGCTGCAGCATCATTGTTTGTTGCGCCACCACCACCACCATCAGAAGTGACTGTAGCGAGAACAGAATCACCACCATCAGAACCGTTACCAGTGCTAGTAGCGCCTGCCCCTCCAGCACCAACAGTTATTGTGTACGTGCCAGCAGATAAACTCAAAGGTGATTCAGCCGAAGCACCTCCACCGGAGTTTTCACCTGTCACACTTGACCGATAACCACCGGCACCACCACCACCTCCAGCAGCAAGACCAGACCCATTTACGGCACCACCACCAGCCCCACCAGCAACAACAAGATAAGACACAGACACCGGAAAAGTAGGTGCTGATCTCATGGTGTTGCGTTTCTCAAAGTCCCTGATGGAACTTTTCCGCATACTTGTTACAGCCATAACAAGCCCCCCTAGACGGTTACTTCAGCACCGAAAGCGTTGATGGAGAGCTCCGAAGCAGTACCAGCAGCAGCCACAGACAGCACATCAGTGGCCTGCATAGCCACACCAAGAGTAAGCGTAGTCGAATCATTAGCGGCCACAGGCACATCATAAGCCAGGTAATGCTTGTCCGAGATTGCCTCGCCACCATCACGCAAAGCCAACCGGAAAGTATCAGAAGCAGCAGCTCTATTTGCAATAATGATAGTGCTGACAACAGTTTCAGTGCTCGCAGGTACAGTGTAAAGATCTGTCAGTGAGGAGCTGGTCAGATCCACTTGCCCCAAAATCTTGTAAGAACTAGCCATTGTTTTCCATATCTCCTATGCACCCATGAGCAAGAAAGTTTGCTCAAACCCAACATCAGCAGCAACAGCTTGCCATGACGCCCCAGAAAAATATTCTAAACTGTCAGTCGAGCGTAAGAAACGTAGCTGACCTTCTCCAGGGGAAGGAATCGCAGCACTACCAGCAGCAGCATCAGCAAAGACCATGACTACCTGATCTTGCAAATACGTTTGCACGTTAGCTGCGGTCAGAACCTCACCAGCAGTGAAAGTACGGTATCCAGCGGGAGCGCCAGCCATTATTCTCCTAGAAAGCTAAAGCGTTATTATCATCAAGTTTACCAAACACGGCGTCATCCAAGACTAGGAATGTCCAGTCGAGGGAGGCCACGCTGATAGACATGTCGTGACGTTCGGTTTCAATGTTGTGCGCAATACGGATTATCTGACCGTACTGTTGAATCGGATCGCCAATGCTGTTCGGTGTGAACGTGATAGAAATAATGTCACCGATTTCCAATCCCAAACAGCTGGCCCTGTTCGCTGTTCCCACAGTGTCAAGATTGACCTGGATTGTTTCAAAGCGATATTCAGGATCGCCATATTTCTGCACAAGGAAGTCAGCAAGATTCTGCAGCTGTACTTCTGTCGAAACAAGCGTTTCCAACTGGTAAGCAGACACACCATAAGCAGTTCGTGAACGGTCATTGTTCGCTGTCGCAGTCCCCGCGAGGCTCGTCACAATCGCCTCGTTATATAACAACTCGGATCCATAATTGACGGCGGTCAACGTGAACGGGATACCAGTCCCGTCATCCCTGAACTCCGTAACTGTAGTGCTTGTTGGTGTTGCGTCGAGGCGGTCACGGAAAACCAGGTCACCGTTCTTACCGATAAACAGAAGTCCCTGCTCGCTATCAGAAATCTTCTGCAAATATGACAGAACGTTGCCCTCGATGAAGTCAGCGCCGAACGTGCTCACACCCGTATCAATATCACGCTTATCTGACGACCACGCGACATTCTCCTGATCGAGAACCGTCGTCACGCGAGCACCAGACAGCTGCGGTGTGGCCGTACCAGACACAAGCACCTGACGTGCCAGCAAAGTGAAATCATCGGTTGCCTGAATCTCCGCCCTGGAGTTCCCATCAGGGTCATAAGCGAAGTTCCAGTCATCAATCGTTGTTTCGATAACGCGTTCACCGTCAACAGTGACACGGACCTCACGTCTCGGAATAATTGAACCTGCGAACGGTGACGGTGCATAGTTAGGGTCGAAAGCACGATCATTGTTATTCAACGTGACAGTCAAAGACCCAGCATTGAACCGGTCCAGGTCACGGTTCTTTCCACGCGAAACACTCGCACTAATCATGCGATCCGTGATGTCATTGAACACCACCCCACCGAGAGTGTATTCGGTGTTATCAAGCACACCAGCTACAGGGTCATCGAGGATGAAACCCTCGACATCGCTGAGCTCAACAACGACAGCCATTAGGCCCTCGCAAAGACTGGGCCAGAGTTACGTTCGTAGCGACGAATCAGGTTGACGATCTGTTCACCTACCGCAGCACCATTAGTGCCCATTCCAGCGTTCACAGTAATGTTGTAGGTGTTGCCTTTCGGCATTCTGTCGAGCGGGATAACAGCCTCAGGCCCAGCCTCACCAATCAGAGCATTCATGGGTCCTGTCACGATTCCACCCTCAGCAAGTGCGACACGAGGCAGGGAAATACGGCCAATCTCACGAATGTTGATTCCGAACGATGTGATACCGGTCAAAGCTGTCAACCATGCTGGAGCGCTTACCTGAATCCGGTTCAGAGCCCTAATAACCGCATTCACACCATTGATGACACCATTAGCGAAACCCTCCCACATACCAATCAGCGAATTGATGATGTTGTAGAAGAAAGTGCGGATTCCACCGAACGTGTCCTCAAAGAACGTTGTGAACGGTTCCAAGAATGCCATGAAGTCCTCGAACGTACCAATCAAGAAGTTCACTGCCTCAACAAGCAAGACAGACAGAATCTCTGCCACAGTGACAAGAATCGGAATCAGGAACTCCAGCATCTCCGTCAAGATCGGAACAACGAGTTCAATCAATGGCATGAACGCGGTGATAAGTTGAACCAGAATCGGAGCGAGCGCCATAAGCAACTGAGTCAAAATCGGTAGCACTGCCTCAATCATCGGCAGAATCGCACTCACAATCGCTAAGAACAACTCAGCGAGCGGAGGCAGCAACTGGTCAATCAGATTCATCACCGGAGGCATGAGCGATTCAATCGACGGAATTAGCGAATCAAACAACCGCACAAGGATCGGCAGGACCGCTTGAGCTAACTGCAACACCACACCGAGGAAGTTCACGAACACCGGCACCAAAGGCATGAAAGAAGTCAACAAGCCAGGAATCTGTGACGCTAGATCCTCGATGGCCGGAGTCAACGACTCGACAGCCTCACCCAACACCGGACCAAGTTGCTCCACAACAGGGAGAAGCCCAGCCGACAACGCTGCGAACGCGGGAAGCAAAGCCCCACCCACAGTCGCCTGCATGTCCTGAAAGTTCGCCTGCAGAATACGTTGCGAGTTAGCCAAACCATCAGAAGTGTTCGCAAAGTCCCCAGCAGTTTTCGCTGTAGTTTCCATCAGCAAGCCGTAACGAGCCTGAACCTTCTGCTGTTCAGTCATCGTTTCGCCGACCTCGATCAGGCCGGTACGAAGCGCGAATGCTTGCACCTCCGACTGAAGCAGGTTGATACCAAATCGTTTCAGAGGCTCCGCTTCACCAGACAAACCAGACTGGAACACCTGCAAAGCTTCAGCAACGTCAATGTTGAATACCGAGGCAAAGTCCGCAGCTCTCGTCGTAATGTCATCGACGAAACCCTCAACGTTTCCACCCTCACCAACGACACGCTCAGCGAAAGCAGAGAACCGCACCGCAGCCTGATTAAACGCCGACTGAGTAACACCAAGCCGTGTGGCCGCATCCTCACCAAGCTTCGCAATCCCCTCAGAGGCCTCCCCATACGACACGGAAAGCGCGTTCAGCGACTCCTCTAGATCCGAGGCTGCATTGATACTGGTCTTGGCGAAATCCGTAACAGCACGAACAGAGAGCGCAGCACCCAGAGCCACAGCGACAGTGCCAAGTGTTTTCTTGAACCCACCCAGAGCGCCCTGAGCCTGCTTCAACCCTGTCGGGTCGAACTTGCTAACAATAGGGAGATTGATACTCACTTGAGCCTCCGGTTCACCTTAGTCGCATACTTTTCCAAAATCCCCACAGCAATCCTCGTCGCCTGACCTTGCTTCTCTTTGAACTCAGGAATAACGAAACGGCCCAACCCCTTCCTTGTCGGGAAACGCTTATCCAGTTCACGAATCATCGCAGCACCCTGCGGAGTCAAACCACCCTTATCCTTACCAATGTTGCGAGTCCCAGCCAACTCAAGAATCGACAAACCAGCATTCGGTCTACGATCATTGAACTGAATCGACACAACAGGAAAAG